GATCAGGCATTGTAATTGCCAATACCTGGATAACCACCGTATGGAAGTTCAGCGCCTTCGCCATGGCGTAATCGACAACCAGTCAGTGTCTGGCTGCAAACGCTTAGTTCGGCTGACGCAACTGGATTGTTGTTTTCGTCAAAAAAGTTGGGGCTGTTGTGGCCGCAGCCATCGCCTCCCAACACAAAGGTGCATTGCTTGAGGCATTGGCGCCGAGGGCCCCGTTCACCAACCAAGCTAAACGCTGATTCCATCTTGAATTCCACCACATCGCGGCATTCAAGCTCTTTCTTGTCAAAGTAGTAAATCTCTGGCGGAAATGTCGCAGCCGGATTGGGTGTGCCGTAAGGATTCACCCCATCATCAAAATTCGCGGCATCAAGGAACCTGGCCAGGGTCCTGATTCTGGTGAACTTGGCCATGCCCAGGTCGTTGCCTGGGGTGAAGGCATTGACCTCATTGAGGATTGCGGAGATTTCACCATTGACATTGCCCAGCCGCAATGTGGGCGTAGGCAGCACCCCTTTGCCCTCATAAGCAAAGCCGTCGGCTTTAATTGTGATTGGCCAATAAGAATTACCAGCCCAAATCACTGGAATTACGGTGCTGGAAGCGCTGTAGGTGTTTGAAAATCTAAAGGTTTGATCAACGCCGTGGATTCGGCAGTTGGTTTCGATCTCAAACAATTCGATGATGGAACCAGGTTCCATCGACGCGAGTTCAGCCCTGAGTGTTGCATCTATCATGATTTAGATTACGGCACCTGTACGCAGCTTGGAATATCCATCCCAGGTAAAAATCACTTCATAGGCGGCGTTGGCAAACTCCCAGCGTCCCCTGGATGTGGCGAAAATTGATCTGTCTGAAAATAATCTGACATAGCTGTATCCAGAATTGGTCAAGAAACCTTGAAGAGCCTCTGATGGATTTGCCACATAGAGCTTAAACGCATCCATGGTCCCCCCTACGCCGCCACCGCCTGAGTGAGATTGAACGTAGATGTCTATATTGGAATACCAGGGGCCCAAATAAAATTCAGCACTGTAAAAAGATCCAGCGCTACCTGTTTGTGCGCTGAGGGCATACTCTATTCCGCCAATACCATAGGCTATCATTTGACCGCTTTCGTTTCTTAATAGTCGCCATTCAGTGGTCACGTTGACTGTGATAGGCGGAACATTGCCACTTAAGCTGTATGCTCGCTCCGACCACTGAACACCAACCCACCGAACGTATGCGGCTGAAGGGTGCAAAGCAAAATCAGGCTGCGCCCGGCAATAATGCGGCACGCCACCAATCCTGAACCCAGGTGGTGCAAGTTTCCCCCAAATCCGACGCAGCAGCAGATCAATCTTCACCATGGACTGAAATTCTCTGGCGATTGGCCATTCTTCGACCTTCCACATGGGAGTGCTGCCCCCCGCATGGTCTGGCGGCGTCCAGAGGAATGGTTTCCCATCGGTTGCCCGGGCCTCCAGGAAAGACCGAACCGTGGCTGCTTCACTGAGCTTGATCAGCATCCGCACCCGCCAGGTCTCCTCCAGCGGATGCAGCCCGAACTGAGTGATGTAGGTGTAGCCGTCCCCCAAGGGCTGTTTGGTAGCAAGGCTGCGCACCTCTTTGCTCAGCTCGCTTTTCACCGGCACCGCCGGGAAGGTGGAGTAGGTCATCGGATCCCGAAGGACTGCTCAAAAACGGCCCTGAGCACATACAAGTTGCGGCCAGCCCCAGTCAGCGACCATTGCGGGCAGCGCCAACGAGCTTCGGGGCGGTCCGGTGGCGTCCAGAGAAAAGCCTGGTTGTTGCGTAGTCGCGCCTCAAAAAAGGTGGTGAGGATCTTGGCCTTGTCCATTGGCAGCGGCGCCCATTGCAGCGGCAGGGTGACGGGGAACTGGTTGAGGCCCAGGGCTTTGCGGTCTTCCGGCCCGTCGCCAAATTGGCTCCCCCGCAGCTCCGGCTTGGTGGTTTCGGTTGCCGGGTAGATCGGCCGGGGGCTGGCTGGCAGGGTGAAGGGCATCAGTTGTAGAGAATGCCGCCGGGGCGTTTCTCGCGGATTAGCACCTCTTTCACCGCCTGGCCGACCATTTCGCCCAACCTCGAACCCTTCTCGTTGTTGCCGGCGACGGCCGTGCCCGTAGCGTCGACGCTGATCGGGATGGTGATCGATCCGCCGCCCCAGCCGCCCCCGCCGGCCTCCCCTCCCTGCAGCTGCACCGGCAGGCTGCGGCCGTTCGGCAGGGGAACAATCGCCTCAGTGCCATGGAGCATGGCCGCGTAACCACTTTTGGGGCCATGGGAGACCCCACCGGCGGCAAACTGGGCCAACGGGAAGTCGGTGATATTGAAGGCGCTGCCGAGGCCCTTGATGCCGGCGCCCACCAGCCCCGCACCAGGGCCCAGGCCTCCGAAGAGGTCGCCGATCAACCCCAGTCCGCCACCGCCACCTGGTGTAAAGCCACTGCCCACGCCGCTTTGGGCCATCAACTGCCCCGCCCGCAGCATCAGCTGGGCTGCGGTCATCTGCTGCCCCGCTGCCCCGCTGAAGCCGCTGAGGGCCTGGAACAGGTTGCCGGTGAGCAGCTGTTCGAGGGGGGCGAGGATGGAATTGAGGGTGGTCTGGGCCAGGCGATCGGCGGTGCCGGCCAGGGCCTGGGCGATCGCCCCCCGGATGTCGCCGCCCTGTATTGCCGTGGAAAGCGCCTGGCGGACGCCGCCGCCCAACCCGCCCACGGTGTCCTCCGTCAGGCCGGCAGCCAGTCGGCCGCGGGGGGAGTTGAGGATTTCAGCCTTGAGCTGGGCGCTTATCCGCTCCACCTCCATGGCCCTGCTCTGCTCCGCCTGGTTGATTCTCAGGGCTTCGGTGTCGAATTCATTGCGGGTTCTGGTCCCTCCCAATTCATCCTGCAGGTCTTTGATCGCGGTGTCGATGTTTGCCAGCAACTGGCGCGTCTGCTCCATGCTGTCGGTGTTGGCCTGGAGGCTGTTGCCCAGGCTGTTGATCGGCTTTTCGAGGGGTTGGGCGGCCAGCATCGGTGCCGAGCCACCTGGCAGCCGCCGTAGCGGTGCTGGTGTTGCATCTGGGATGGGGCCATTCATGTCAATACCGGCGAAGATGTCGGGCCCACTGCGGGGTCTTGACGCCATGGCGGGGAGCGCGGCTGAACCTGACCCAGGGACCATGCGTCCCGTTTCCCACGCACGAGTAAGTGCTTCCAGCGCTTGCCAAGCGTCAGCCGTTGATGCCCCGCCTTTGGGGTTGACGTGGGTGGTGACATGGGTCCCAAAGGTCCGGCCCGTAATGCCCTGGCTCCCAATGCGGTCGCCGGGGCCAAGGGTCATCCCTTTGGCCACGTCAATGCTGTCGAAGTGACCGAGCAGCATTTCGTATTTCTTGCCGCCGATATTGAACTCTCCGCTGACCCAGCTGCCGTACCCTTTGCCAGTTGATCCCGCACCGCGGCCCTGAAAGCCGGTGCCGGTGATCGTGAGTTTCCCGAATGGATTGGTGACAGCACCGCCGCGGCCACCAGGCACCACGATGTCCCAGCCGGTTGCTTCCGCATCAGGATCGCGGGTGCGATTGGTCCTGGCCCCTGAAATCATGCGCCCCCCCGTCGCGACCACTGGAGGCGCCGCGGCCCCGGTGGCGCCACTGAGAGTGTCGCGTTGGGCCTGGACCTTCAGCTGTTGCCGGGCCGAATCCAGGTTCAGCAGGGCAATGTTCTGGCTGGTGCGCTCCACCTGCAGGCGCAGCAGAGCGATCCGCTGCTCGGAGGCCTCCCGCTTCTGTTGGAACTCCAGCTGCTGGCGGGCAACCGATTGCTCCAGGTTGAGCTGCCGGGCCTTGGCGTCGTAGAGCTCCCGGACAGCATCGGCCTCGCTCACCAAACCGGTGCGGCCGAGTGCCAGGGCCTCGATCTGGGCGCCGATCACCGCCGACACCGATGTGGGGTTGTTGCGGGCATCGGCCTGGGCCCGGGCCAGCGACAGCATGCGCTCGGCATCCTGCGCATTGGCATCGAGGCGGGCCTTGGCCAGGTCGGTCCGGCTTTTTTCGATCGCCTGCAGCTTCTCTTGGGCATTGCGCTGGCGCTCGAGAATGGCGATCTCCTGCTGGCGGCCGTTCTGCAACCGGGTTTCCACCTGGGTGCGTTCGGCGAGGTTGTTTTTGATCGCCTGCTCCTGTTCGTTCAGCCGGGTCAACACCCGCTGCTGGGCCAAGCTGAGGTTGGCCGCTTCGACCTGGACGCCCAGGGCCCGCTGCTGGATGTCGAGGCTTTGCTGCTGCAGGGCGCCGGTGCGGCGCAGGTTGGTGGCGCCTTCGGCGGATAGGGCCACGGCGCGATCGGCCGCTTCCAGCTGCTGGCGATAGATGTTGAGAATGTCCTTCTGTACTTGGTAGTTGGCAAGCAAAGACTTCTGCTCAGCAGAGTTGGGAGCAGCGTTTTGGGCTTTTTGATAGAACTCCTCCATCGCCAGCCGGGTTTTGAGCCGCTGCACGTCGATTTCGGCCCGCTGGATGGTCAGCTGCTGCTGCTGGATGGCCGCCTGGCGGATGCTGATCTCCAGCTGCTGCTGCTGGATTGCCTTCTCCGACTGCAAGGCGGTGACCCGCTCACGAATCCGTTGCTGCTCCTGGGTATTGGCCAGTTGATTGCGGCGGTCTTCGGCCTGGGCGCGGGCTTCGGGGGATGCCGCTACCGACACCTGAAACTGAGCCCGTTGCGTTTCCAGCCCGCGCCGAGCATCGGCCAAGCCAAACAGCTTCTCCTGCACGGCCCGCTGGGCCTGCAGCAGGGCCAGCCCCTGGTTGAGGGCGGTGATTTCGTTGTTGTAGATCTTCTCCTTGATGTCGGCCAGCTCTCTGGTCTTGGCCAGCTGCTTCTCTTCTGGAATCGCCCCGGCGTAGCGCTTCTCCGCCTCCTGCTGCATCTGCTTGGCCAGCGGCGAGACATTGATGCTGCGTAGGCTGATCTTGTCGTTGGTGCCGATTTTGTCGGCAAATTCGGCGGCTATATCGGCTTGCCGCGCCATGATTTCCTTGTCGCTCAGCCCCCGGGCCTTGCCCTCCAGCCAGGCGGCAGCCTTAGCGGCTTCAATGAAGGGTTTCGAGATAACTGCGCCCAGCCTGTCGCTTTTCTCAATAAGGCTATCTAGGGTGTCGTTGATTTTGTCGAAGGCGTTATCGCTATAGTCTCCCCCCTGCTGGCCAATCAGGCGGAAAAACAGCGTGATTGGCCGCAGCAGCGTTGAAACCAAAGTCGCCAATAGCTGAAACATCTTGGCGATTGTGGTAAGACCAGCCGTCACATACTGAATAATTGGCGTAAGTACAGCACCGGCCAGGTTCCCAACCAGAGCTGTGATGTCGCTAACAATTTGAATGATAGAGGCGCCAACTGATAACACTGGCACCAGTGCGCCGGCAAGCTGCCCCGCCAACACGATGACTGGCTCCAGGCCTTCGCCTATGGATCGCATCATGTCGCCAAAGGTGTCTTTTAATTCCGTCAGCGGCATCAAAATTGCCTGTAATGCACGGGCTGACCCACGCTCAAACCCCTGGCCTCCACTGGTATTTATTGACTGCATCACATCTTGAAAGTTGCTTAGCGTGTTCT